CAAGGCGCAGTAGACGCTTAAATTTAGGTCAGATTTTAGCTTTTTTGCGTATTAGTAGTTGTAGGACAACACTACTTAAGGTTCGTACGAACTATGAAAAAATACAGCATTGTAATACCCACGTATAATAACTGTGAGAAGTACTTAAAGCCCTGTGTAGACTCGGTGATTAAGTACAGCAACATGGACGACGTTGAGCTAGTCATCAGCGCAAACGGCTGCACAGACAACACTAGGGCCTATTTAGACTACCTGGCAACTGCCATACCAAACCTAAAGGTGGTGTGGTCAGACAAGGCCCTTGGGTACTCTGGGGCCAATAATGCGGGTATTCGGGTAGCTACAGCAGACAAGATTGTCCTGCTAAATAATGACACGATCCTGCTAGAACAGAGCATGAACCAGTGGCTTGACATATTAGACAAGCCGTTTAGTGACCCAGACTGCGGCATCTCTGGAATTATCAAGGGCAACTCAGAGCCCGCTGGTAGGCACTTCTTAGTATTTTTCTGTGTAATGGTACACAAAAAAGTATTTGACGCTATCGGCCTTCTGAACGAAGAGTACGGCGTTGGCGGGGGTGAGGACACCGAGTTCTGTATTGAGGCTGAGAAGGTCGGATTTAAGGTCCTAGAGGTATTTGAGAAGCTGTGGGACGGAACCCAGTACACTGGCAACTTTCCGATCTACCACAAGGGTGAAGGCACTATGCACGACACCAGCTTGGTATCAGACTACAACAACATCTTCTTGCTAAACTCTTTAAAGTTAGCCAAGAAGTACAACATGGAGTGGTACCGCTGGAGACTATCAAACTTCTGGGAACGAGCAGTGTTCCTCAAGGGTGATACAGTATTCCCGCGCGAGGTAACAAGATACACCTGGGCAGCACAAAACCTGCTAGGTAATAAAATATTTGAACTTGGTTGCACCAATGGTTACGGCAGACAGTTCTTTCCAGATGAGATTGAGTATACTGGACTTGACTATGACCCGATCATTGTGGAAGTGGCCAAAGAGCAAGGATGGAATGGTACAAATAATACTTTTATTAGCGCTGATATTAATCAGTTTGAGATGGGGCAGTACGATACCATCGTTGCCTTTGAGGTAATTGAGCACCTTGACAACGGCTTAGAGATTGTTGAAAAGTTTAAAAAGCACTGCAAGCGTCTGTTAATTACAGTACCGATGAATGAGCCACCAGGATTCTGGGGCCCACATCACAAGATACATGGATTAAACGAGCGCCACTTCCCTGGCTTTGAGTTTAACTACATCAACGAGCAAGGCATGATTACAGATGTGCCGCAAGACATTACACCTGAAAACCCTTGCAACTTAATGATCTGTAGGTGGACAGCTAGTGAGTAAAGTTCTTTGTTCCGTGGCAACACGGGGCAGGTACTTTACTACACTGCCCCTAGTATTAAACGCCATTATCAATCAGACAAGGCCAGTAGACAAGCTGGTCATCTTTGATGATAATGACGAGCCAAAAGACATGCGCAGTGAGATGATCTATTCATACTTTTTTCAGATGTTAGACATCAAGGGTATTGCGTGGGAGTGGTTATACGCTGACAAAAAAGGTCAACACCACATTCACCAACGTGCCAACATGATGGGTTACGACTGGGTGTGGCGTGTTGATGACGACGCAATACCAGAGCCTAACGTACTAGAAAGACTTTACAGTTACGCCGAAGGTGTTGACGAGCTTGGTGAGACTAAGATAGGGGCAGTAGGCGGATCAGTATTAACACCGCCGCACATGCCAGACACCGGTAAGGTAACAGGCTTAATAGACAACATTGACTCCGAGCCAAATATCCAATGGGGTAAAATTGAAAGGGTAAAATCAGTTGAACATTTACACTGCACTTTCTTATATCGTGCTGGCGTGTGTGACTATAATCTTGGTCTATCACGCGTAGCGCACAGAGAAGAAACATTATTTACTTATGGCCTACATAAAAAAGGCTACAAGATTTTAGCAGTACCTAATGCAGTGACGTGGCACATGAAGAACCCCGAGGGTGGGATTCGTAGCGAGACAAAGAAGGAAATGTACGAGCATGATGAACAAATTTTTAGAAATATTCTTCATTATCGAGACAGTACTATTGTGGTTCTTAACTGCGGCCTTGGGGACCACCTTGTTTATAGTCACGTGCATGATAGTATATCAAATCCCCTTGTGTTTACTTGCTACCCTGAAGTGGTACCCGGGAAATCAATAGCGCAGGCGCAGCAGCTATTTGGTGACATAGATCACTGGAACATCTATAAAAAAATGGATCAGTGGAAGTGGAAAGATAGTTTAGAGAACGCGTACAGAAAGCTGTACCTATGATTATTATTTCACCGTACTCCAAAGCACTACTTAGCGGTAAGCAAAACCCAAAGAATTATCCATACTGGAAAGAGTTGATCGCAATGATTGACGAGCCAATTATCCAAGTTGGAATAGAAGGGGAAAAACAATTAGTTTCGGACTTTAGAAAAAATTTACCCATTACAGAATTGCGTAAGCTAATTCAAGAATGCCGTACTTGGATCTCTTGTGATAGTTTTTTTCAGCACTTGGGATGGGACGAAGGTAAAAAAGGAATTGTGTTATGGGGAGTATCCGATCCGTTGATATACGGACACCCAGAAAACACAAACTTATTAGCAGACAGAAAACATTTAGCAGAAAACCAATTTCTCTGGTGGGAGTTTGTAGAACACCAAAACGAACGATTTGTTAAACCCAATATCGTTTTAGAATATCTTAAGGAATAAAAAATGGCCGCATCCGGTTTTACACCAATACAGCTTTACTACAGCACTATCTCTGGACACGCACCTTTAGCAGGTGGTTTGGTAGACGGCGAGTTGGCAATTAATACCGCTGAAGGAAAACTGTTTTATAAAAACAATTCCGGTGTTGTAACGGTATTGGCCGGACTTTCTGGTTACTCTGGTTACAGTGGTATTAGTGGATATAGTGGATTTAGTGGATACAGTGGTTCTGGTATCTCTGGATACAGTGGTTCTGGTATCTCTGGATATAGTGGATTCTCAGGTTACAGTGGCATTAGTGGTTACAGTGGCACATCTGGATATAGTGGTATTAGCGGATACTCTGGACTTGGCATCAGTGGCTACTCCGGCATCTCAGGATTTAGCGGCGCTGGCGGCGGTAGCGGATCTGCAGGCGCAAGTGGCTACAGTGGCTTTAGTGGAATCAGCGGCTACAGTGGTAGCAACGGCTCCGCTGGTACTAGCGGTTTTTCTGGTGTTAGCGGCTACAGTGGTAGCAATGGATCTGCAGGTACTAGCGGCTACAGTGGCTTTAGTGGCACTAGCGGCTTCAGTGGCTTTAGCGGCGCTACTGGTCCTACAGCATACCCAACAACAGGTATTGCGGTATCTACAGGATCTGCTTGGGGAACATCATTAGCAGACCCATTGCAGGTTAACCATGGTGGTACTGGCTTAACTGCAGTCACTGCGGGGTATATACCATTTGGTAGCTCGTCTACAGCGTTAAGTTCTAGCTCTTTGTTAAACTGGAGCGTTGCCAATACACGATTGGGCGTTGGAACCGCGGGCCCAGTGGCAACATTACATGTTAAAGGTGGCAACTCTAACAACGCAATTGTCGATAATGATGGTTCACAGTACACAACGTTAAGTTGGTACAACAACGGAACAATACGCGCGCAGGCATATTACGATGCAACCAATCTGTTGTTTGTATTTGGTACTGATGTAGCGGCACCATTGTTGTTTAAGACAAATGGCACTGAGGGTATGCGCATATCTAGCGCCCGAGGTGTCTCAATTGGAACATCAACTGATGCAGGCGTTGGAAATTTGCTGGTTAATGGCACAGTAACAGCAACAAATCATATTGGTGCAGGTACTGGCTTAACTGGCACAGCATCAAGTTTAAGTATTGGTGGTAATGCGGCGACAGCTTCTAACCCAGCGGGTGGCGGCTCATTTATTACCTCAAGTAATATTGGCAGTCAGTCAGTAAACTACGCTAGTTCTGCTAGTTCTGCTGGTTATGCTAGTTCTGCTGGTTCTGTTCCTGCTACTGGATGTGTTTATAACTCAGGAACATACGAACAATATATTGGAA